CCGGCTCCAACATCTGAAACTATTGTAGTTAATAACTATATTGAAATACCGGTTCCGGCTGATCCTATTCAGGATACTCCAGCAACTGACACCGATAATACTACAGACACAGATGTTGATGACGCTCCTATAGATGATCCAAATCCAATCTATACTTTAATTAGAAGTAAAAATAGAGTGGATGAAGGTAGCTCAGTTACAATTTCAGTGAAAGCAGAAAATCACAGAACAAGCAATACCGTAGATTATACAGTAACAGGTGTTGATTCTGCTGATATAAGTGGAGCAAGTTTAACAGGAACCCTAACATTTACTAACACAGCGCCTATCGCAACCGCTAGTATTACCTTTAATATAGCAGAAGATTCTGATACCGCAGATGAAACTCTAACATTTACTTTAGGCGCCACTGACGGCCTTGGTTATTCTACTGGTTCAAAATCTACAAGCGTAATTATTAATGACACTTCAATAGAAGAAAGACCACCCTGTGGACCTGGTTATACTTGGGACGAATCTACCCAATCCTGTATAGCTTTTACTCCTCCTACTAGAGTTTGTGCGGGTGTTATGAGTATTTCTCCCACAGAAGATGCTTGGATGTCTTATGAATCTTATGACATTGTACTTGAAGATAAAACAGGCGAGTACAGTCAGTTTGTTTATCCTGAACCTTGGAATGTAACATGGAACGGTTGGGAAGATTCAGATCCTATTATTACTGTAACTAAAACTTCATACACAGATTTAGTCGGGTCAGAAACAGAAACAGAATACGTAGTTTCTGAAAGGGCGGGAGAAGGTACTTCTGATTATGCTGAAGAAGGATACTATTCGTGGACCACTAAACAATGGGATGTTTATGAAGAAGTTACTACAAACACTATTGAAACAGGGTATAAAATAGATCCTTATTATAACGGTATTCTACCTGGTCCAATTGTAGAAACAGATTCTGAAACAGAAGTAGTTAAGTCTTTGACCTCATATATGAGACCTATAGCCATTGACTTCTCGGTAGAAGGTCTATGTGAAAACATGCCTCACTATGTTGTTATAGGCGGTATAGACAAGGGGACTGTGTGGTCTGATAGCTTAGGAAATGCTTCAGGAACTATTAGTGTTTCTGATGGTGAATTAAAAGTAGGAACACATGAGATTATGGTTGTAGCTTCTGGTGCAGAAAAACATTATATGAATGTAGAATCTTATGCTTCTGCTTTCTTTACTGCTCAGCATGAGATTTCTACTACTACAACTACTAAACAGCATATTGTAGCTCCTAGATCAACTACTACTAAGCTCAGAAGTAAGTTGATTAAGAAAGATCCTATTGTCAATACTGTGGTTACTAAGGTAGATTCTTACCCGGAGATAATAGATCACGGATATACTCAAACCTCAATATTGTATCAGGACAGCGCTGCAGGTCTTGTAAATTCTATATTTACACAAGATACAGGCACTGTTAATGAAGTAGAATCATCTACTTCTGCCGCAGTTAGCTCTGATGCAGTATCACTAACCAACGTAGTATCAGGTGCTAATCCAGCTCATTTGGTAAATACTGCTAATAATACTTTTAGCAATGTTTACATGACTACGACTAATACATATACTCAACCAAAAGTATCAGCATCAAACAACAACTTTACTGACCCTAGTGTAGGCGAGGCTACTCCTACAATTACAACTGTAGATTCAGATATTGAAATCACCTACGATATTGATAGTGCAGATATAGAAAAAGCATTAAGAGAACAAGTAAAAGCTGAGATGATAGCTCTTGGCAGCATGATGACAGATATGTACGGAATGTATTGCCCGAACGGCTGGGATCCAATGGCACAAACTTTCTTGGTTGAAGGTATGCCTGGTGGTATGTACATGTCAGAAGTAGATTTGTTCTTCAAACGAATAGCAACTGAAGCAAGTGATAACGGTATTACGTTAGAAGTTAGAGAAGTAATTAACGGTATGCCCGGTCCTACTTCATTAGGAAGAGTACACAAGAGAAGAAATGATTGTACTCCGTGTCCTCCTACTGCTTCTGGTGCAGTTACATTTAAGTCAACTACTTTTAGATTTGACAATCCTATTTACCTAGAGAACAATACTGAATATTGTTTGGTACCAATACCAGACAGAAACGATCCTAATTATGAAATTTGGTTGGCAGAGTTGGGTCAAAATGAAGTAGGAACTTCCAGAGTAATTAGTAAACAAGCAGCAGCAGGTGTTCTGTTTACTTCAGCAAACAACAGATCTTGGACACCTCATCAGAATCAAGATTTGATGTTCAGAATCAAGCGTTGTTTCTTTAGAACTGGCCGTGAGTTTGTTGTAAACATGAAACACAAAAACATGGATTGGATTGAGTTTGATGAATCTACTTCATTCGATCCAGGTACATTTGTTCATGGATTTACATTTAACATCACAAATGACGGTGCAGGATATGCTACAAGCTCAACTTCTGTTGTTGTTGAGGTGGATAATACAAACACAGGTGGTACTGGACTTGCTCTTACTGCCAACACAAATAGTAGTGGACAAGTAACCGGATTCACTGTAACTGATTACGGTTCAGGTTATTTTAGAGCACCTACAATTACTATTGCAAATCCTTCTTCTGGTACAGACAGAGCTACTGCTACTGTAAGATTAAATAGAGGTAGAGTTGCAAGAAAGATAGTTAAGTATAATACCCATGAAATTGAAATCACACAAGGTCACTTTGATGATACCCATAGTAGCAAAGTAACTGATGGAACAACAGACGTTACAATCGGTACAATACATGATAGAATTATTGACGCATTTGTTCTGAAGTCTAGGGTAGCTAACTATGGTAGTTATGGTAAACTTACTCCTAGGATGTTGCTAACTCGTTCTTCACACACTACTAGGACTCAAACTCCTAACTTTATGGGTGCGGGTTCAGGTAATACCGAAACATTCTCAGACATTGTTATTAATAAAACAACTGAATTGTCGAACCCATGTAAAATATATAGTTATTCAAATAGTTTTGATTCAACTCGTGGCGCAACAGCTAGTGTGCAATTTGGCCTTAAGACTGAAGTAGATAATTTGAGTCCAATGGTTAATGCAGGTTCTACCAGTATGTTGATGATTACTAACAAGATCAACAATGACGCAAGCGGTGAAGAAGTTGCAACCGGCGGCTCAGCTGATACTAGATACATCAGTAAGAAGGTTGTTCTCGCAGACGGACAAGACGCAGAAGATTTGAAAGTATATCTAGACAACAAGAAAGCACAAGGTGATGTTAAAGTATATGCTAAGTTCCAAAACAAAGCTGATGATTCAGGCGACTTCTTAGAAGATATTATTTGGAAAGAACTAGAAGTTGAATCTTCACCGTTTGATACCTCAGCTAAAGGTTGGGCAGAATATGTTTACAAGATTCCTGCTAGAGGATCTGATAACATAGGTGTTAATAGCTCAGGCGTACTAGAATACGTTACTAAAGAAATTTCTTCAATTACTATTGACGCGGCAGGTACTGGTTACGATACAGGCGATACAATAAGAATAACTGGTGGCGACGGCAGAGGAGGTAGAGCAATTATTACCTCAGTTGGCAGCAGTGGCGAAATTACGGGAATTAGTGTTGAAGATCCAGGTAGATACTCAGGTACCCCAACACTTGCAGTTGCTCCTACAATATCAGGAAATGGTGCAGGTGCTACATTGACAGCTACTATGACAAGTAATTTATATACAGGCTTCAAATCATATGCTATTAAAATTGTACATGTGAGTTCCAATACTTCACAAGTACCTAAATCTGCAAATCTTAGAGCATATGCGTTGGCTGTATAATGAAATACCAAAAAGTAGAAGGCGAAAATAATTTAATTAGAGAAACAGGCTCCAAAGCAATTTTGAGCACTGACAACAAAGCTCTTGCTGAATATAAATTGGCAAGAGCTTTACGACATGAAGAAAAAAATAAAATTATTCAATGTCAAAAGGATATAAATACATTGAATAAGGATATAAAAGACATCAAAGAAAGTTTAAATTTAATTATAGAAAAGTTATCCGGGAACTAATACGTGGCCACTATTGTAACAAGAGACACAGGTGCATCCGCTAAGGGATCTGCATTAACTAACACGGAGATGGATACTAACTTCATTAATTTAAATGAGGACAAGTATGAATCCGGAGACAACATTGATGTTGCCGATGTCACAATAAGTGGAGATATTGTTGCTTCAATAGGAACAACAGTTGCTGCAGCCGGAACTACACAAGGTGGTGCAACATTATTATCCAAAACTTTTAATATTGTTACAACTGCTACAAACAATCAAGGAATTAAATTACCAACTGCCGAAGAAGGACTTTTATATACTATTATTAATGCTACAAGTGTTAGTGTGAAAATATATCCCAACACCTCAGGAACTATAAATAGTGGTAGCATCAACACTGCTATAACGATTCCTGCAGGAACATCTTCTAAACTTGTAGGCACTAGTAGCTCAAATTGGAACACAATGGTCGAAACTATTGTGTATGATTCGTCTGGCAATCGTCTGAACTAAGAGAATAAAAAAACATGCAGCCATTAAGAATTAAAGCATCAGGATCACCGATTACTTCGGCAAATTTTCAGGGTTTGCAGGAAATGTCAGATGGTGAGATTAATCAATATTTATCCTATGTAATTACAAATAAGTTTGCTAGTGATACGGATGGTACCGGCACTGCCGAGCTTAACGTAGATACCGCAAATGCTCTTGCGGGTACTTCAATAGGTACCTTTGTTGATACAGAAAGAACAGAAGCGATTGGAACTCACCCTGCTTCTGGGTCTACAACTTCTACTACATATTACTTCAAACAAGTAACAGCATCGGCAACAGAAAGTATAACAAATCGTCTTGTAGGATATGATTCAGCCGTAAAAGAAATGACTGATTCTGATTTAGACACTGATGTTTTAGATAAAGTAATCGGTGATATGGTTTCTGAGACTGACTATACTGTAGGTCAATATACATTAGCAGCTTCTGCACCAAGCGGTGGTACTTGGACTTCAAGATATACTATTACAGATTCTTCTCTTAGTGGCGATAATCTAAAATATTTGTGGCAAAAAACTGCTCCCACAACCTCAGCAAATGCTGATTACACTTCACTAAAATATGATAGTGGCTTAAAACAGATGAGTGCTGCTGAAATTGAGCAGATGGTACCGAATTTCAGAAACAGAATTATTGACTCAGGTGTAGGTACATATAAACTTCAAGCATCAATTCCAGGTACTGGAACTTGGGTTCAGATGGGCGACAACCTAACTGATACTAGACAAGCAGTTGCTTCACAACAGTATTCAGGTAATTATACTGGTAATTATACTGGTAACTATACAGGCGCCAAAACATACAGTGGCCCATATGCTGGTAGCTACGATGGCGGTTATGCAGGAGCTTTCACAGGCGCCAAAACATACGTCGGTTCGTATGACGGTACTTATAGTGGTGACTATACTGGTAACTATGTAGGTACTTCTGCTTACTCTGGCACATACGCCGGTGCTTATGTAGGTGACTATACTGGTAACTATGTAGGTACTTCTGCTTACTCTGGCGCATACTCCGGTAACTATTCAGGTGCTTATGCAGGTGGATATGTAGGAGATAAAACATACAGCGGCACATACACTGGTGCATATACAGGTGCTTATGCAGGTGGATATGTAGGAGATAAAACATACTCTGGTCAGTATACTGGTGCATATACAGGTGCTTATGCAGGTGGATATGTAGGAAATAAAACATACTCTGGTCAGTATACTGGTCAATATACAGGTAGCTACTCTAGTCAATTTTCTGGCAATTATACCGGTTCGTATATTCTGTATTACGCAGGTGTAAATTATGGATCATTTTCCGGAACATACACAGGACAGTATACAGGAAACTTCGCGGGCCAATATGCAGGTCAATACACAGGTAACTATGTAGGTACATCAACATATACTGGTTCTTATTCAGGTGCTTATTCAGGTCAATACACAGGTAACTATGTAGGTACATCAACATATACTGGTTCTTATTCTGGCGCATACTCCGGTGACTATACAGGCAACTATGTAGGTACCTCAACATATACTGGTTCTTATACTGGTTCATACACTGGTAACTATACTGGATATTACACTGGTCCTAAAACTTACACAGGTGTTTATACTGGTTCATACACTGGTAACTATACTGGATATTACACTGGTCCTAAAACTTACACAGGTGTTTATACTGGCGCATACACAGGTTCCTACACTGGTAACTATGTAGGTACTTCAGCATACAGCGGCACATACACTGGCACATACACAGGTTCCTATATTGGCAACTATGTAGGTACTTCAGCATACAGCGGCACATACACTGGTGCATATACTGGACAATACGCTGGAGATACAATACAGGCATCAAAAGATACTGTATCTACATTGAAACTTTGGTTAAGAACTGCTTGACAACTTGACTATATACTAATATAATATAGTTTTAATTATGGAGAATATTATGGCAGAAGTTACTGCACCCGCAGACGCCCCGGTTACCGGACAACAGATTACCTCTACAGGTAAACAATACCTACATCCTTATTGGGCTAATAAGGAAAATCGTCATCTCATCGTAACCATTAAACAACCTAATGGCAAAGAAAGCATTGCTTCTATTCAGGATAAAGACGGAACAAATCCGGATATGAAAGCTGTTCTTGAGTTATATACAGAAGAACAGATAATGAAAAATACTGATGACGGTTTACGTAGACGTAATGAAAACCTTAGAAAACAAGCAGAGCGTAGAGAATCACAACGATCAAGAGCATTGCAAGAAGAATTGTTTTCAGCAAAACTGTTAGCATTTGAAATTGATGCTGTTAAAAATTCTAAAAATTCAGAGATGAAAAGAAAGATACGTAAAGCCAAAAGTGTCATGGAAGTACACGTTATGACAACAGCTTTAGTTATAAAGGACATGGAAAGTGAAGAAGAAGCAAAGTAAAGGCTTTAAAGCGAAGAAGAAGAAGCAAAGTAAAGGCTTTATAATTGTTGCTTCTAAGAAGCACGCATTCTATAGGTATGCTAAGCTTTTAGCAGAATCAGTTAGAGACTTTTGGCCTGAAGCAAACATAACTTTCTTTACAGAAAAAGAATGGGTACAAGAAGAAGACTATGACTTGTTTGATAATATTATCAAAGACGATGTCCCTTCTCATATTCGTACCAAACTCTGGGCATTGAATAAAACACCCTATGACATAACTTGCTATTTAGATGCAGACATGATGTGTATGCACGAAGATATTGTAAATGTCTTTGATCAATTGCCTGATGACAAAGACATTGTGTTTACAAAAAATAGACCTTACAATGCAAAATTAACTAAGCTATCTAATACTGAAGAAATGACCTGTCACTGTGGGTTCTTCATATATAGAAAAACTCCAGCAATGATGGATCTTATGGGTGCCTGGTGGACTGAATATTTAAAACAATGGGAACCTGATTATGACATAGCACATTATCCTAAGGATGCCATTAAATGGGATACGTTCACCATGTGGCGCCTATTAACTTACGGTGGACATGATATTAATTGGGGTTACATAAAAGAACCGGATGCTAGATGGAATTTTATCAATGGATATACTCCAGACGAGTTAAAGGGAACTGAGATTGTGCTTTATCATCATACAATACCTAAGGAAGAATTAGAAAGATGAAGTGGATTGATATAAAAAGCAGTGAACTTTTAGATACATTGACTGATTATAGTGATTGGTTTTTTTCTAGCGACTACAGTAAACTTACTGAAATCTCACACCATGAAGGCCGTCACCGCGGAATGAAATTAGAAGAAGCATGCGGAGAACAATATCTAAAACACATAGTAGACAAAGATGGTAAACATATTGGGTGGCCGGAAACTACTATTTCTGTAGACATAGCATCAGACGAACAAGTACCTAGAGAACATAAGCAGAGAAGAAATGAATTAGATCAAGAGCTGTGTCAATTCTTGGGAGCTAAAAATCAAGCAGTAAATGTTTTCTATCCTGAAGGCGGTTATATGGGTTGGCATAATAACTGGAATGCTTCCGGTTATAATATACTATTGTCTTATTCACCCACAGGCAATGGTTTCTTTAGATACCTAGATCCTCTTACAAAAGAAATAGTAACTATGGAAGACAAGCCCGGTTGGACTTGTAAAGTAGGATACTATGGCAGAGGCAGAGAACCCGACAAAGTTTATTATCACTGTGCAGGAACATATGAACCTCGTGTTACCTTAGGATTTATTGTACCACATTTAGATATGTGGCGCAATATGATTGAAGATATATCAGAAGAAGATGCTTCTGTTTATAGTTGAATGATGCACTGATTTTTAAATTTTCTTCTAGGAGTTAGGTCATTCTCTTTACAAAATTGTGATACCGCTTGTCTAACTCCTGGGTGTTGTCTGTTATCCGCGGCAATATCATCACAGTATATTCTAGCACCTTCTTTCATAACTTTTAAGCAGTTATTTAAATCTGAATATACCGCTTCATACGCATGGTCACCGTCAATATAAATCCAATCTAATTTTTCACCTTCATACATATTGAAGAATTCTGTAGACGTCATTCTGTGTATGGTTACTGGTTTGTCTTTAAACTTTTCACACACGGATTCATATAATTCATCATAAAATTTTTCATAATCTTCACGTTTAGTTGACCCTACCATGTAAGCATATCTTTTCATAATGCCGTCAACACCTATATTCAACCAATCAGTAGATTCATCATACGCTGTTATACTCCAGGGATCTACCATATGTATATGTCTAGCTCTTCTTAAAAATCTATTAGTAGACTCTCCTTTCCATACACCTATTTCAGCTCCCAAAGAGTTTTCGGGTAATATCTTCCACAATTCTTTAGTGTCTTCATTAGTACCATTTTTTCCCATCATAACTATTTACTACCAATAATCATAAAACGGTCATATTCATTTAAACCATCAAAAGTCCAATAATTTTGTTTGATGTTTCCACTATACAAAACATCCTTAATGCCTGTGTTTTCTGCGTGTTTTTCTATACTATCAACACAATTAATACCGTACATTTCTTTTATTAAATTAGAATTTTGTACAGCAAATATACATTCAGGATTCGCTGTTGTGAGTTCTCTCAATGGATACATTGTTTCTGCTGACAAAGATATAACTACGTCTGTGTTTAAAGCATTTATATCGTGAAAAGCAAACGGAACATCCCAATTAATATGATTAAGATCAATATTTTGATCGGTATAATACTTATTAAAAACTTTTGACAACTCTAAGGCGTCCCGGTCTACATCTATAAGATTCAATTTTTCTACATTTAGATTCTCACACAGTAAAGGAACTAAAGGAAATCCTAACCAAGAATTTAAAACAGTTATGTTGAGTTTCTTTTCTACTGATCCTAAAACTTTTTGTAATTCTTCAACCAACCAAATAGAAGCTTCCATTGAGTTTGGGTTTAAAGATTTACGAAAGTCCTCATGTTTATAAGGCATCTCATGTCCAATTTTATCTAAAGCACTGCCCCAGTTTTTATAGTTATTTAAAAAATTATAGTTTAACATCTTGTGGTCGCTCCATTGAGTCGTATAAACATACTAAAGGTTCATCTCTAAATTTCTTTTCTTCAATATCTGAAGGCCATATGTATCCATAGTTATAACTGTATACCCAACCAGAAGGAAAAAAATCAATATTTAAAAGTCTTCTTCTTTGATGACCGAATAAGTTATCTAATCCTCGATAATAAAAAAACATTTGACTAGCATAATCTTTTACAAATTTTGTTATTTTATCAATATCTAGTTTGTCATTCCACCTAAGAATACTTGAGTTAAGATCAGTATACTTGTGAGGAATATCTTTCAAATCTTTTTTCATTTTAACTATATTGTGCCAATGTGTTTTAACAAACACCAGGTTATCTTCTGGATCATAATTTACAATACAATCAATATTTTTTTGTATAATAATATCTAAATCTAAGAATAGTTTTTCTCCCTCCTGCTTAACAAGATACTTGTCAAACAAATACAGTTTATTCCACCACTTCTCATAATAGTTATCACGAGGTAAAGGAATAACATTTATTTCAGGAGATAATCCAACGGGGTGTTCAGTTAAACAATAAAACTCAAATTCTTCTGTAATATGTTCCTTACACTGTTCAAAAATTTTATTAACGTGTTCAGGGCCATATTTAAATCCCCACTTCACAGTATATATGTTAATCATTTCCAATGCTCCAACAAGTTAGGATCTGCTAAATTATCTTGTTTTGTTTTACCTCTACTAGAATCCTCAAATGGTAGTAAGTCAACATTAAATATACACAATATAGCATCACTGCGATACTTATCAACCTCTAAATCTTCTGAATCCCAATCCCTACCTCTATTATAAGAGTATGCGTATTCTTTTGGGAAATGTTTCCAGAGAGGCTCTTTGCCGTCAGGTCTAAACATACCCCAACGCCAACTATGATAATTGTCTGTACCATCAGTAAAAGTATACCATATGCGTTCCTGGTGTTCTAATACATCATCCCAAATACATTCAGTTTGATCGTCACTCCAAACCATACATGAACCATTTGTATAGGCACCATGGCCCAATTTAAATTGTCTACTTTTCATTGGTCTAGGATCCTGCCACCAACTTCTTAGTTTAGTAGGGTGTTCTAAGTCATACATGATTATAGGTTCAAGGTCATCTTGTATAATTACGTCTAAATCGAAAAAAACGAACCGACCAGTAGGCTTATCAGGAGCAAAATTGTGAGTATTAAAAATAAAAGTTTTAGGCCTATCCCAACAACGAGCCATGCCGTACTTGAACTTATCAGAATCAAACCAATACTTAGGATGAATATTGGGAATATCAGGAAACTCAATAACTTTAATGTCAGGCTCAAGACCTTCACTAATATCAGTATAGCAATAAAAGTGAAAATCAAATTTATCGCTATCGGTATTTCGCTTGGCCATGTTATAAAGTTTATTAACAAAGTGTGGTCCATATTTGGTGCCCCATTTGCAGCATATATAATTTACTCTTAACTTTCCCATAAAGTAAGCAATGCCTCATCTTTTAACTCTTTTATTTTGATTTGTTTTTTAGCGTCAGGGTGTTTAGTATTATCAACATTGAATAAGCAGATTTTAGGATCTGGTCTATAGATAAAGGGTTCAATGTCTTCTGGGTGTTTCATGCCTCTGTTGTAACTATAAACCCAATTACTTGGTATGTCCTTCCAAAAACTTCTTTGGCGCCAATAGTGATAGTTATCTGAACCTTTATAGAAGGTTGTGAATACCATTTCACCATTCTGAAAGACATCACTGTAAATATGTCTACATTGTTCGCCATTCCATAACATCATGCTAGAATTATAAAAAGTACCTCGCATCTCAAAAAATTCTCTATCATTTTTCTGCCTGCCTGGCTGCCAATTACAATGTATTATTCTCGGCTTTTCAGCTAGAATTTCTATATCGTCTATGTTATTTTGTATGATAACATCTAAATCAAAGTAACACCATTTACCCAGCAACCCTAACCACTGTGCAGAATTGAATACAAGAAACTTTGCTCTATCCCAACAATAACCTTCTTTACCAAACCAGTATTTAGGATGCAATAATCCATCGTCAGGTATAGGATGTGTGTCACATTCTAAACCTTCTGTTTCATCTGTGTAACAAGTAAAGGTAAAGGGTTTCGTATAGTTTCTCTCAACCATACGATATAAATTATTTACATAATCCGGAGTGTACTTATCACCCCATTTGATGCACACGAAGTTCATCATAATACTTTTCTCTCAACTCAGGAAACTTTTCTTGTCCGTTTAATAGAGCTATTGTAGCATTTGGTTGGAACCCGTCTCTATTAAACCAGTAAGAATATATTTCACCTTCTGGCCAATGTTCAAATGTGAAGTTTTCATGGAACAAAAATCTATCATCACCCGCATATTTTACCATATAATAATCTTGATTTTCTAACCACTTATTATATATATGGTGTGCATCTTCCCATAACATGACACTTGAATTAAAATTACTTAAATAGTTATAAGACCAGCGATCATCTTTGTGATAAGGAAATTCTAAAGGCTTCCAATAAGTATAACAAATCATCGGGGTGTTGTCAAGATAATCAAACAAATGATCTATATCTTTTTGTATACAAATATCTAAATCTAAGTATAGAGTTTTTCCAAAATTATACTGAAAAAGTTTAATCTTTTCCCAATGCCCATCTGGTTCATGGTCAATAGAAATTGTATAAATATTAGGATGTAGTCCTTTAGGATCATCAGTCACGCATACATAATTATATTTGCCGTTGGTGTCAGTATATATCTTGTTTACGTCATCAGAAGTATATTTGTCACCATATTTTAAGGTCAAAATAGTTTTCATTACAAGTCCGAAATGTTATAAATAAGTAGAACACTAATACTTATAAGATATTTATATGGCTACAGTAAGCAATATTGTAATAGATCAAGGCACAACCTACAGTTTTACTTTTACAGTAGAGAATTCTGACGGTTCCGCTAAAGATCTATCCTCATATACAGTAGCAGCCCAACTTAGAAAAAGTTATTACACTTCAACTAAAGTAGATTTTACAACTACTAAAGTAGACAATTCAGGCGAAATAACTATTAGTTTGACGGCTGCTGAAACATCAGGTCTGAAAGCTGGACGGTATGTGTACGATATTGAGATTGACGATACTACAGAAACTTTAAGAATATTAGAAGGAATTGTAACTGTAACTCCAGAGGTAACTCGCTAATGGCCGTTAAAGTCGTAATACCATCTTCAAGCACAAGAACGCCTAAGGTAGTAACTACCAGTAGTAGAACTACTACTGCAACAAAACTAGAAGGGTTAGCAAATGTCGATCTTACAGGAGCCCAAGATGGATATACTTTTACATACAACGCAGACTTAGATAAATGGGAGGCTACACCTGTATCGGGGTTAGCTATAGATACCTCAAGTATTACAACATTAGATGGCGGTACTTTTTAATAACATTTTAATAACAATAACTCAATAGAGGAAGTAAAATGGCAACAGTAATTCAAATTAAACGCTCTTCTGGCTCAACTGCTCCAACTACGGCGGCACTCGCAGAAGGCGAATTAGCATACGCACAGGACCAGAGTGGTTCAGGAGCAAATGCAAAACTATATATTGAGTCTATTGGCTCAGACGGCAGCACTGCTGAAATTCATGCCATTGGTGGTAAGTATTACACTGATGCCATTGACGCAGCTACTGATTCAAACACAGCAAGCGCTATTGTACAACGTGACGCTTCCGGTGACTTCAGTGCAGGAACTATTACTGCTAACCTTACTGGTAACGCAGACACTGCTACTGATGCAGATGGTTTATCAAGTGC